GGGGTTACGCCACTGCCCCATCTTCAGTGGCTTTGAAGGAGTAATGACATGGGACAAGACAAGAATGACCCCCAAGTCACTATTGACGGCAAAGAGTACAAAGTTTCCGAGATGACTGACCAGCAGAAAGCTCTGTTGGATCACGTTATGGACTTGGAGCGCAAGGTTGCATCTGCTCGATTCAATCTTGATCAGCTTTCAGTCGGTCGGGATTCGTTCTTTAACCTGCTTAAAACGGCTTTGGAGGCTCAAGCCCCTGAGTCTGAGGGTGCAGGCCTCAATGACTGAATAAGGCGGCCTACGGGCCGCTTTTCTAAGGAGTGTGTGATGGCTGAGAAGTGGGTTCAGAAAGCAATCTCCAAACCTGGCTCGCTGCGAAAGGCGCTGGGCGTCAAGGAGGGGAAGAACATCCCTGCTAAGAAGCTAACCGTCAAGGAAGGTGACACTCCCTTGATGAAGAAGCGCAAGACCTTGGCCAAAACATTGCGGGGGTTTGACTGATGAATCCTGGAGAGATTGATCCTGTCCGATACGGAGTCCTGTGGCAAAAAGTCCAGGACTACGAGCGGCGCTTTGACGATATGGGCAAGAAGATTGACCGCATGGAGGGTCAACTGGATCAACTAATCGCTCTGGCCAATCAAGGTCGTGGCGGTTTCTGGGCTGGAATGGTCTTTGTATCTGCGGTGTCTTCTGTTGTTGGTTGGGTTTCTCATTGGTTCAGTAAATCGTGATTGATCCGATGACCGCATTTGCGGCAGTCCAGTCGGCTGTCGCACTGATTAAGAAAGCGAAGTCAACAGTTGATGACGTTCGCAGCTTGGGGCCGCTGGTCGGAAAGTTCTTTGAAGCAAAGCATGAAACCACAAAGGCGATTGCTCAAGCAAAGAAGTCCGGCGGCTCCAACATGGCTCAGGCTGTGCAGATCGAGATGGAGTTAATGCAGCAGGAGGCTTTTGAGGCAGAACTGAAGAATTTGTTTATTTATTCAGGAAATGCTGACGTTTGGCAAAAGATTGAAGCCCGTGTTGCTGAGGCTCACAGAGCCGAGATTGAAGAAGCCCGTGCAGAGAAGGCTCGGGAGGCAAGAAGGAAGAAGGAAGCCAAGCAGATTGCTGATGCGCTGACCCTTGTTTTTATCGTAGGTACTGTGCTGTTTGTGATCCTAAGTTTTGTCTGGCAGGTCGTCCATGATTAACGCAATGGTGATGTGATGTTGACTCTAATTACCAATCTTCTCTCCTTCCTGATGGGCGGCCTGCCCAAGCTGCTTGACTTCTTCCAAGACCGTGCAGACAAGAAGCACGAACTTGAACTGGCTAGGATGCAGACTGAGCGCGAGTTGGAGATGCGCAAGGCTGGCTTTGAAGCCCAGGCGCGGGTGGAAGAGATCAAGACCGAACAGCTTCAGATTCAGGCAGACTCTGCCTCCCAACAGTTTGCCCTCCAGGAGCGCCAAGCTCTCTATGCTCACGACATGAGCCTGAACGAAGGGACGAGCCAGTGGGTCAAGAATTCCCGTGCATTGGTCAGGCCGATCATCACTTACGGGATGTTCATGCTGCTGGTCTTCGTGGATGTCTTTGGCTTTTACTACGCAGTCCACACCGGCGTGGCATTTGACGTGGCTCTGGACAAAATTTGGGACAGCGACACCCAACTGATCTGGGGCAGCATTGTTTCCTTCTGGTTTGGCTCTCAGGCGTTCAGCAAGAAATGAATGTCTCAGACAAAGCCTGCCAACTTATTCGCCACCACGAGGGCGTTCGGAACAAACTGTACCGTTGCCCGGCTAAGTTGTGGACGATTGGCGTGGGCCATGTCATGTACCCCGAGCAAGCCAAACTTCCCCTAGACCAAAGAGATGCATTCCAACCCCGCCCAGAGGATATGAGGGTTTACACCAACGAGGAAATTGATGGGATTCTCCGAAGCGATCTTGATCGGTTTGAACGTGGAGTGGAGCGATATTGCCCAGTTCCTCTCAAGCAAGGGCAGTTTGATGCTTTGGTTAGCTTTAGCTTCAACACTGGCCTGGGAACATTACAGCGCTCAACGCTCCGTCAAAAGGTGCTGCGCGGGGATATGGAAGGCGCTGCGGAAGAGTTCCTAAAGTATTGCATGGCGGGCGGGAAGATTCTCCGTGGTCTGGAGAACCGCCGAAAAGACGAGAGGGCATTGTTTTTGTCCTGATGAAAGACTAAAATGAACAACAAACCTCGGGGGATCAAGCCATGACGGTTGCCCAAGTCATGACATACGATTCGCTAGTCAACGACATCAGGACTTACCTTGAGCGTAGTGACACGGCGACGTTAGAGAAGATTCCAACTTTCATTATGCTGGCCGAGCAAGTCTTGGCCGCAGACCTAAAGTTTCTCGGAAACTTGACGGTTGTTGAATCTACGATGGTTCAGGGCGAAGCCGTTATCGCCAAACCCTCCCGCTGGCGCAAGACTGTCTCCATGAATATCACAGTTGCTGGCAAGCGCCAGCCTGTTTTTATCCGAAAGTACGAGTATTTGCGCGAGTATTGGCCAGATGCGGCAGAAACTGATGTGCCGGCGTTCTACTGCGACTATGACTACGACCATTGGCTGGTTGCGCCGACTCCTGACGCCGATTACAGCTACGAAGTGCTGTATTACCAACGCCTACAGCCTCTAGATTCTTCTAACCAGTCAAACTGGTTCACGCAATACGCCCCTCAGGCGCTGTTGTATGGGTCTTTGCTACAAGCAATGCCGTTCCTCAAGAACGATGAGCGGATTCCAATGTGGCAGCAACAATATGACCTTATCGTTAACGTACTGAAGACTGAAGATGTCCTCAGAATTGGCGACCGTCAAGCGGTTGCGAAGGATTCGTGATGAGTTTTAACAGTCCGTTCACGGGGCAAGTGATCCAGCCAACTGACGTTTCTTACAGAGAAATTACTCTTGAGGCGGATTCAACGCTATCTTGGCCGATCAATGGCAGTGTTGTTGACAATGCCGCGGCCAGGATTATGGATGTCACGTCGCTTTCTAGCGGCCTGACGTTATCTAGCGTCTTAGTTACTGGATCAAACGGCCAATGTAGCTGTTCTGTGACCCCAAGCCTGTTTGTGGGTCAAGCGGTTGTTGTCACCGGTATTAACTCAGGCTCATCCGCTGGGATTACTCCTGGGAATACTTACTACATCATCGCTACTAACGGTAGCACGACATTCACTCTGTCTTCTACTATTGATGGAGTTGGGGTTGCAACGACTGCCGGCACCACCACGGGGATGACTTTCACGCTTGATTCATTCTCGCTGGCCATGCCGCCTGCGAATCAAGCCTCTGTGGGTATTGATGCGCTCTTCCGTAACGTTGGTTCGTACACTTTTACGGTCACCGACTATGACGGCGGGACGATTGTCACGGTTGATCCTGGTGAGGCAAAGTACATCTACCTCACCGATAACGCTGATACCGCGGGCACTTGGGGCCTGATTGCTTTTGGGGTTGGCACTTCTAACGTTGATGCCGCTACTCTGGCTGGATATGGCCTTAAAGCCATCAGCAACACCCTTAACGCCTCGCATACGGTCACCACGTTTGCCTCAAGCTACATCGCTGTAGCCACTGATCGGGCTTCGTCTTATGTGTGGACGGGCGGATCTGGGACGTTGACGCTGACCTCTGCGGTGACGCTGGGTAACGACTGGTTCATGCTGGTTCGCAACGGCGGTACGGGTACGCTGACGATTGCGCCTGATGCTGGTATTCAGATCAACGGCGCGTCAACGATTGCTCTGCAGCCGGCTGATTCTTGCGTGATTTGCTGCTCTGGATCAGCGTTCTACACCGTGGGTCTTGGGCGCTCAACGCAGTTTAACTTCACCCAGCTTACCAAGGCGGTCGCTTCAGGTACTTATACCCTGACGGCCTCTGAGGCTGCAAACACGGTTCAGAAGTACACGGGTACGCTATCTGGCAACGTGACGGTTATCCTGCCTCAGACGGTTCAGGTGTACTACATCACGAACCAGACGAACGGCGGTGGCCCTGGCTATCAGATCACTTTCACTACGGGGGCTGGTGGCGCTACGGCTACGATTCCTGCGGGTCAACAGGTGATCTTGCTGTGTGACTCGGTGAACTTGCTCAACGCCTCAACGATTGCCGCGGGTGCTGTGAACGTCTCGCTGGTTGATGGAACGGTTGGCGCACCATCCCTTAACTTCGCCTCGGAGACTTCCACCGGCATCTACAGACCTGGATCTGGAGAGTTTGGCATCTCAATCCTTGGCGCGCAACTGTTTGGTCTTAACGCAACGGGTCTGACAATACCTGGAACTGGAACTTTCACGGGTGGCGTCAAAGGCGGGACGTTCTAAATGACAAAGAAAGTCTTTGCCTTAGACACGCAGCCTGGTATCCAGCGTGACGGCACGATTTTTGACAAGCAGTTCTATAACGACGGCCAGTGGGTGCGTTTCCAGCGTGGACGCCCGCGTAAGATCCTTGGCTATAGAGTAATCTCTAGTCAGCTTTCTGGCCCTTCTCGAGGCATCTGGGTCAACTCTCAGAACTCTTTTGCATCTATCTTTAGCGGGTACTCTGATGGCCTTCAGGTGCTCACGATTGACAACAACGGCGTGGGTTCTGGGGTGGGAAACTTCACCCTGTCCAACTTTACCGCTTCCTCTTTGAACCTGTGGCAGTTTGACGGCTTCTATGACGTTAGCGGCTCTGGACTTCAAGCGTTGGTCGCGCATCCTGGCCAAAATTTAGAGTCAATTGATAACGATACGAATACGCCCGTCTTGATCGGTGACATCACTGGCTTGTCTATGAGCCAGATTGGCGTCTTTACTGACTCTGTAACGACTACCGCACTGTCCAGCACGATCACTCTTGCTACGGCTAATCCCTTGATTGCTGCTGGCCAGACGATAACGGGGACTGGAATACCGGCGAACACAACGGTTGTCTCTGTGTCGGGCACGAGTGTGGTGATGTCTCAAGATGCTACGGCCTCAGCGACTATCACTGCTACGTTTAACAACAACATCGCTGTTTCTGGCGGTGTTGTCTCTTTGCACCCGTACTTGTTTGTCTACGGGAACAACGGCTTGATCCAAAACTGTTCTGCTGGCAACACGAATGACTGGGTGTCTGCAGACGCTAACGCAACGAACGTAGCCACCGGAAAGATAGTCCAAGGCCTTCCTGTGCGTGGCGGCTCAAACGCGCCTTCTGGGCTGTTTTGGAGCATTGATAGCCTCATCCGAGTGAGCTACAACCCCACGACGATTCAGTCTGGAGCGACCTCAATTACTCAATACTGGCGCTATGACATCATCAGCAGCCAGTCCTCCATCCTTTCGTCTCAGTCGGCCATTGAGTACGATGGAATCTATTACTGGTGCGGTGTTGACCGTTTCCTTCTCTACAACGGTGTGGTGAAGGAGATCCCGAACACAATGAACCAGAACTACTTCTTTGACAACCTGAACTATGACCAACGTCAAAAGGTCTGGGCGACAAAGGTGCCTCGCTACGGCGAGATCTGGTGGTTCTACCCTCGAGGTGATGCCACCGAATGCACGGATGCAATCATCTACAACGTGCGTGAGAACACTTGGTATGACGCTGGGCAGGCTCTAGGCGCCCGTCGCTCTGCTGGGTACTTCTCTCAGGTGTTTGCATACCCCGTGGCCGCTAACTGGGAAACCAGCGAGGCTGAGACTGTGTTTACTGGCACGTTTACCGAGGTCTCTGGAAGTGTGTTCCTGTACTCGGATACCTACAGCACTCAGGCTGCTATCGGGCAAGAGATTACTGGATCAAACATTCCTTCCGGGACTACGGTTGTTGCAATCACAACGAGCAACATCAAAACGCTTGGGACGATCACTCCAGGATCTGGATATGTGAGCGCTGTGTACACCAATGTTCCATTGACTGGTGGGGCTGGTGATGGCGCAGAGGCCACAATTGCGGTGGTTGGTGGGGCCGTAGCCACTGTCACGATCACGGCGCGTGGTGCTGGCTATGAGGTTGGAGATTCTTTGAGCGCCAGCAATACAAACTTAGGCGGCGCCGGATCTGGCTTCGCAGTTCCTGTGACGGCTATCTACACTCAAGCCATTGAGATGTCCGCCGCCCCAACCGGAAGCGGGTCAGCATCTTTGACGTTCTCAATCCCTGCGGGTCTTATTCAGGTCTTCCAACACGAGATTGGGACTGATGAGATTGATGGCCAGAATGTGCGGGCTATTAGAAGCTACTTTGAGACCAATGACCTTGGCTGGGTCTCTGGTGGGCCTTCTCAGCCTAATCCTGTTGGAGAGAACAGGTGGCTGCGCCTCGAGCGCGTGGAGCCTGACTTCCTCCAAGAGGGTGACATGGAGTTGTATGTCACTGGTAGGCCTTTTGCGCAGTCTGAGGATCAAACTTCTGGTGCTTACATCTTTGGCCCGAACACGGGAAAGATTGACATGAGAGAGCAGCGCCGCGAGTTGCGGCTGAAGTTTGTCTCTGATGTTGCCGGAGGTAACTACCAATTAGGCCGAGTGATCTTAGACGCTGATGTTGGCGACGTAAGGCCGTACTGATGTCTATTCTTTACGATCCTCGCTATCAGACTTTTGAGAACTGGGCGTGCTTGATTTGCGAGCAATACGCCGCTCAGAACTTGTCTATTCCTAATGCTCAGACTGACTGGAAGCAGTGGGCTGAAGGATTGAAAGCGATTGATATTTTCACGAATGAGGGTATCCCTGGGCCTATGCCGTTTAATGAGTGGCAAGACTGGGCGACTGCATTCGTCAATGCTGTGAATTCGGGGCGTTGAGATGGCCGAGTTTCTTGACGAGAACTTTCTAAGCGGGATTGAGGGTGACTCTGGGGTTGTTGATCCTACGATTTCGCCTATTGATTACACGACTTATTCTCCTCCCCCACCTCCTCCCCCACCCCCACCACCACCTCCTCCGCCGCCGGCGCCTACCCCTGCGCCTGTTCCGGCACCTCCACCTCCAGCTCCCTCTCCGGTGGTATCTCCACCGGTGCTGGTTCTTGATCCTTTAACTGGAGAGGTGGTTGACGCAACTATTGGTTCGCCCGCTCCATCGCCTGCGCCCTCACCTACTCCGGCCCCATCACCGGCGCCAACTCCTAGCCCGGCTCCCGCTCCGACACCTGCTCCCGCGCCGGCCAGGGATTACAGCGCCTTGGCTGGACAATTGATGCGCTCATGGCAGGCGTCTGGATACCCAGACAACATTGCCGGAGTTGCTGCCAAAGATCGCGCTAACACCATTGCCAGCCAGCTTAGTGCCTTGGGCGTGGATGACTTGTCTAAGCTCAGTATCGGCCAGACGGCAAGATACACGGGCGGGGACTCAAGAGCTACGGCTGGAGACATTGTTGACTTCAGCAAGTACCAAGGCGCTCCATTTGAGACGTACTCATACCTTTCTTACGATGGAAAGCCTATTGGGTACATCCCATCAAGTCCTAACGCAACTTCTGTCAAGGCTGACCCGTATGACAAGAGTGGTGCTGGCGTCTTAAACATCTGGGATGCAGCAGGCTCTGGCCACGTCAATTTCAACCCCCAGCAGGGCGCTGGCGGGCTAATCTCATTTGCTCCTAAGTGGGAGGCCTCAGGCGACTCCTGGATGCTTCCTGTTGCGGCTGTCATGGCTGGGGTTATTCCTGGTCTTGGCCAAGCTATTGGAGGCTTCCTGACGAGTTCTTTAGGGATTGCAGGGACTTCTGCTGCAGTTAACGCAGCGATAGGTAACACGCTGATCAACACCGTCTTGAATGGCGGTGATATCGGTAAAGCACTCAAGAGCACTGTTTCTCAGTGGGCCGGAAATGAAGTCGGCGATTTTGTCGGTAATGCTGCAAGCGCAATGTTTGATAGCAAAGACGCCATCAAACTTCTGACTGATGTCTCCTCCGGTGCGACCCGCGCCTTCATCATGGGAGAAGATGTCGGAAAGGCAATGCTTGGGGCGGCAGCTAATAACGCTGTGAACTTTGTCACCGGGAAGATCCCCAACTATGATAAGTTGCCTGACGCCGTTAAGAACACGATCACAAGCTCAATTTCCAACTCTCTGCAAGGAAAGAATGTAGACGTTGGGCAGATGCTTGAGAATGCCGTTAAAGATGGCTTCTTGTCTTATGGTCTGTCTCAGATCCCAGGGTTCAAAGATTCTCCAAAAGAACTGCAGTCGTTTACAACAACGATGCTGCGTAACGCCATCAATGGCGGAGACTTGTCTACTGCAGCCTTGAATTGGGCTGCAGGACAGATCAATTCATCTTTCCAAAACGTGCTTAAAGCATCTCAAGGGGACGCAGCAGCAAAAACTGCGCTGACTGGAGATCAAGACTTTATGAACGCCTTGATGACGGCGTTCAGCGATCCACAGAATGATGCTTACAAGAACTTGCAAAATGCAATTGCAAATGCCAATCTTACGGATGAAGAGCGGGCGCTGTTGAAAGATGATGCCTCTGGAAGTTTGTTGGCAGCAGCAATGCCAAAACTTATTCCTGGGTATGAGGGAACTGAGGGTGGCGTTGGCAAAGTTGGCGGGTATCCTTTTGCCGCGAATGACCCGCGGTATGCGGAGATGCTGGCCAAAAACCCGCAGTTGCTCCGCACCATTAACGAATACACAAACACTTATGGGTTTGCGAGTCCCGCAATGGACTCATCGTATTTGCGTAACCTGACGGATGCCTACAGCAAATTAAAAGCTGACGACGATGAAGGGCGCATCATCTTTAGAGAAGAGATGCAGCGCCTCATAGATAAAAACCCAAGTTTGGCAACAGATTCTGTCAAGAGAATTCTTTATCCCTCTCTCTACGCTGCGCCTACTCCTTTGCCTCCTGCGCCGCCTCCAGAGTATGTGGCGCCTCCACTTCCTATCCCAGAAATTACTGTTGAGCCGGAACCATCCCCGTCGCCAACCCCGTCTCCCACTCCGTCTCCTGGGCCTAGTCCCACTCCGTCTCCTGAGCCTAGCCCTACACCGTCGCCAACACCTGAGCCGGAGCCTGCTCCGACGCCTAGTCCTACGCCTGCTCCAACGCCTGCACCAGAACCGTCTCCCGCGCCTGAGCCGGCGCCTACGCCAGCCCCTACCCCTGCACCTACTCCTGAACCTACTCCGGCCCCAGAGCCTGCTCCTGTTCCGGCTCCGACGCCTGCGCCAACTCCCGCGCCTACTCCTGCTCCTACACCAGCGCCTACTCCTGCTCCAGTGCCGGAGCCGAGTCCCGCCCCTACTCCTTCCCCCACTCCTGCTCCGACGCCTGCACCTAGTCCGGCTCCGAGTCCAGCACCTAGCCCGGCCCCTACGCCAAGCCCCGCTCCTAGTCCCGAGCCTGCACCGGCTCCCGCCCCAACACCGGCCCCTGCTCCCGCACCTACGCCGGCACCAACGCCTGCCCCGAGTCCTGAGCCTGCGCCTTCTCCGGCGCCCACACCTGCCCCTGCTCCGACTCCTAGCCCTACTCCTGCACCGGAGCCATCACCTGCGCCTACGCCGGCTCCTACTCCCGCACCAAGTCCTACCCCGAGTCCGGCGCCTTCTCCGGCCCCGAGTCCTACTCCATCGCCGGAGCCTAGCCCTGCCCCAGCGCCTACGCCCGCACCAACTCCTGCCCCTAGTCCGACTCCAGCACCAACGCCTGAGCCGGCTCCGGCGCCCACCCCAGCGCCGACTCCTGCTCCAACCCCCGCACCAACTCCTGCTCCAACTCCGGCACCAGCACCGACCCCCGCGCCTACACCAGAACCGGAGCCCGCTCCAACTCCAGCGCCTACCCCGGCCCCTACACCTGCGCCCACGCCATCTCCTACTCCGGCGCCTACGCCAGCACCTTCTCCTGGGCCTTCTCCAGCCCCATCTCCTGCACCCGCTCCGACGCCAAGTCCAGCGCCAAGTCCTGCCCCATCACCGACTCCAGCACCTGGGCCTGCTCCAAGCCCAGCGCCAAGTCCCGGCCCGAGTCCAGAGCCGAGTCCTGCACCAGGCCCCGCGCCCTCTCCTGGCCCGGCACCCTCGCCAGCACCAAGCCCAGGCCCAGCACCCGCGCCAGAGCCTGCTCCAACTCCGGCGCCTTCACCTGAGCCGAGTCCCGCGCCTAGCCCTGAGCCTTCCCCAGCGCCTAGTCCTGCACCTAGCCCAGCGCCTAGTCCTGCACCAGCGCCTACGGCAATAACGCCTCCAACATCATCTTTTGGAGACGTTATGGCGATGTTTGCGCCCACGGTTACGGCAGCAGCCGCAGAAAATAAGAGGTCTCCCTTGAAGCAAATAACCACCAAAGGTGGAATGGCAACTTTCTCCGGGCCTTTACAAGAGTATTTCAAGAGTGTTGAATCAGGATATCTGCCTCAACAAAACGAACAATCTCAGCCAGAAAAACCAGAGCAGCCCATGCAAAACTACTTTAGTTACGGCCAAACATCTGATATCAATCAGTTACTTGGAACCGAACAGCCTGAGGAACAGTTTGCTGCCGCAGGGGGATTGATGTCCACGCCCCTTATGGCTGCTGGTGGCGGTACGCGGTACGGCCAATACGCTGGAGGCGGTTTGAATGTCGTCCACCACTCAGGTAAGGCTCGAGTGGATTTTCGCTCTGGAGACGCTGTAACAGGCCCTGGCGACGGTCAGTCTGACGACATCCCTGCGATGCTGGCTGATGGCGAGTTTGTGTTCCCGGCAGACGTAGTTTCTGCTCTTGGGAATGGCTCAACGAAGGCCGGAAGCGATAAACTATACGAGATGATGCACTCTATTCGGGCGTATCACCGGTCAGCCAAGCCGAAGGATCTTCCTCCTCCGGCAAAGAAGTCACCCCTTGATTACCTGAAGAAGGGTAGGAGTTAAACATGGCATTCACTCAAGGCGCTCCGCTGCCGGACATTAAAGAGACTACCACCAGGACGACTGGCGCACCGGATTACTACACCAATTACCTGTCGGGTTTGTCTCAGGCGGGTCAAAAGGCATTAGGTCAAACTGCGGAAACTGGTATTGCGGGTATGACAGACCTGCAAAAGAAAGGCTACGCTGCTCTACCGACTGCTGCAGGCGCATACATACCCGGGCTTACTGCTGCAGAAAAGACTGCAGCTAGTGCCTCTGGGATAAGCAGCGAAGACATCACAAACTTCATGAATCCGTACACCAAGAATGTGGTGGACGAGATGGCTAGATTGTCTCAGCAGAATGTCCAGAGGAACCTGCTGCCTACCTTGAAGGCTGGTTTTGTGGGTACAGGTGGCCTGGGAAGCCAGCGATATGCCGGTGCTCTGGGTCAAGGGCTGGCTGACGTCCAGGCTAACCTGACTGGCCAACAATACGGCGCCTTGTCTTCTGGCTATAACGAAGCCGTTAAAGCCGCTTTGAATGAAGCTCAGTTGCAGAACCAAGTCGCTCAGACTCAAGGTCAATTGGCTCGTGCTGAACAAGAACTCGGCTTGACTGGTGCTGGTGCTCTGACCAAGGCAGGAGCCGAGCAACAAGCATTTGAACAAGCAAAGCTCGATTTCCCGCTGAAGCAAGCCACGAATGTGTCTAACCTGCTTCGGAACTACACCATGCCAACGAGCGAGACGACTACGTTCGTTGGGCCTAAGGCTGGCTCGTATCAGACCTCTCCTTTGTCTAACATTATGGGAATGTTGTCAATGCTTGGGGCCGCGAAGTCGGGTAGCCTGCTTGACCAGCTTGGACGTGGAATTGTTGGTGGTCTTTTCAAGCCTGGTTCTAGCGGAGAGACCCAAGGAATCTACAACCCAGCAAAACCTGGTGAAGAGGGATACGGCTGGAAGTACTTCAGCGACGGGACTTCAATTGACCCAGAGGGTCGTTACTACCTCAATGGAAATCTCGTTTGGTCGCCAAGCGCCGCAGGGGATTCAGACGTTGGCTGGTATGACTCTGGTTCTGATACCGGGGCTGATACTGGCACCGGAGGTTGAATATGAGTGACTCTACCAGTACTAGCCGCGCCCCACTGACGTATGTTGGTGGAGAGGAGATGTCGGATGCTAATCGAGCCTACCAAGAGGCTCTTCAGAATCTTATAGAGGCTCTTGATGCGCGCAAGAATCGGATGTTTGATCCGACGCTACTTGCTTTGGCGGAAGGATTTTTGTCTCCGACTAGAACCGGAGGTTTTGGCGAATCCCTTGGCATGGCGGCGGGAAAGGTAAGCGCTGCAGAACAACAACGTGCCAAGGAAGAGCAAGAGCTTGCTAAGGCCAAACTTGACATTGCGCAATTAAACCTGCAACAGCAACGTCAAATGATGATGGATCAGCCTTATGCGGCAATGTTTGCTGGTGCTCAACCTGGCGCACAACCTATGGCGGGTCAGGCTCCTGGTAAGCCAGCCGAACAGGTTTCGGCAAAATCTCCTGAGCAAAAGTCTCCATCAGATCCTATTGTGCAGAGCATGGGTGGAGTTAAGGGCAGGATGATTGCGCCTCCTCAACCTTTGCCAGACAAGAATGAGTTTTTTAGAAGTCGCAGGCTGCAAAACATCTCATACGCTGATGCAGAGAAGCAATGGTATGACCTGTTGCATAAAGATGTTGAGATGAAAGATGGCTACATCTTCCAGAGATCTACTGGGATGGGCTATGACATGAAAGAGGAGCCGGCTCCGGTCAACATCACGCTGCGCACGATGGATGTTCCTGGCCCAGTTCCTGTGGCAACTGACTTGGCCAAAAAGCATACGAGCCTTTTGTCTGAAGCTATTGACACTGGCAAATGGGACAATCTCAGGAGCTTTGAGAAGGCTTTGATGGCCAAGGCTCCTCCTGAGCAGCCTGCCGGACAGACACCTTCTCCCGCTAATGCACAAATTGACAAGGCTGTTGAGTCTTACTCTAAAGTCGGCGGCGGGATGCCTGGGGGCCGTATCCAGACGGCTTCAGAGGTTGAGGCTGCTGCTACTGGAGCGAAGGAGTACTCTCAGATTGTTGCTAAGGGTAAGGCTCAGAGAACTGATAACGCCATGAACGAGGCTAGAGATTCTGCTTCAATACAGTCGGCGTATGAGCAGTTGGATGCTCTGGCAAAAGATCCCGCTAACGCAAAGATCTGGGGCGCATTCACAAACAAAGACCCAGTTGACCAGATTGTAAAACTTGTGAGCTCTGGTGTGGGGCCAAAAGGTTTCACTCTAGGTGTTCCTGCGCTTGCTGAAGTTGCAAGAAACTATAAGTTTAACGATCAAGAGATGAAGGCCTTCCAACTGGCCGGTCAATTGATGACTCAGCTTCAGTTGCAGATGGCAATGTTTTCTAAAGGCTCTACGTCTGACTTTGAGCGTAGTCTGTTTAGCAACACAGCGATCTCTGAAAATGACACCTTAGATACAGTAAAGACTAAGATTGCCGCCGCCTTGAGGGTTTCAAAATACCGTCAAGACTTGGCTGATGCTCTTGGGGAGTCTGGGTTGTCTTATGACGACTTTGCAAGAACTGCTAATGGCAAGAGATTGTTCAAGAATTATTTGACAGACATGGTTGATCTTGTTGGAATGCCCAAAGGCGCACCGACTGCCGCCACCGCTGGGCCTAAAGAGGGTCAAAAGGCAACGTCT